TATTCGTAGTTTCTGGGAACAACCCGATAAGACTAACGGATATACATGGCAAGACTGGTTGAATATTTCATTAGAAGATATATTAGTTCTAGATGCTTGGGCTATTTGGCCACAGAAATCTGTTGGCGGAGATTTATACGGATTCCAAATACTTGATGCTTCAACTATCAAACCTTTAATTGATGATCGCGGTATGCGACCAATGGCTCCATATCCTGCGTATCAACAGATACTATTTGGTTTCCCTCGTTCTGAATTCATGGCGACAGCCGAAGCAGAAGATGCTGACGGTGAATTTACTTCAGACGAATTGGCTTATCTTGTACGCAATCGCAGAACTTGGAATGTCTATGGATTCAGTCCAGTAGAGCGAGCGCTTCCTCTAGCCGATATCTATTTACGCAGACAACAATGGATTAGAGCAGAATATACAGACGGTGTATTACCTGAACTGTTATTCACAACTGATGCTACTTTTGGTAATAACCCTGAACTACTTCGTGCTTACGAAAATATATTTAACGATGACCTATCAGGACAAACCGAGCAAAGAAAACGCGCTCGCTTACTTCCTGCTGGAATGACACCAGTTCAATTTGACGGATACGGTGAGAAGTTCAAAGATGTATTAGATAATTATTTGATTACATCTATCTGCGGACACTTCGGAGTATTGCCTAGTGAAATCGGATTTAGTGGCTCAGGTTCTTTAGGTGCTAGTGGATTACAAATGGGCGAAACAATGTCAGGCGAAGCAATCGGTATCGCGCCACTCGCTAACTGGGTAAGCAAGCAGGTTACTAATCTTTGCTACACCTTCTTAGGAATGCCTCGCGAACTTGAGTTTAAGATTCTATTTGAATCAAGACTTAATACAGAAGCCGAAGCACGCAAGATGGATATTGAAATGAAGAACGGTGGTCGTACCGTTAATGAAGCGCGTAGCGAAATGGGCTTACCAATTCTTGATACACCACAAGCAGATATGCCTATGTTGTATTCAGGAAGATCACTTTACTTCTTATCTCCTGATGGAATAATTGATGCTTCAACAACTAACAGTTCTCCTGCGTTAGAAGGTGCCGATGCTGAACCAGTTGAAGGCGATCTAACTATCGGCGAAAAGCCAGTAACGGAAACAGGAAAACCAGTTAAAGAGGTTACTGAAGCAGATAAGTCTGTTAAAGAAATTAAAGCATTTCTAAAATGGGTGCGTAAAGGCAATTTCAAAAGACCATTTAACTTTGAGGTAGTTGAAGCAGACTACGCAGAGGTTATGAATAAGTATGTTGGAATAGGCGACATAGAGTCGGCTCGTTGGCATGCTGAAAGATATTTAGGGTTGTAATGAAACCTAATAGAACCGCATTGAAAATGAAAGTCGCGGTTCGCCATGTTCGAGGAATCAAATTGGGAATTAAAGACATGTTCTCAATTGAACAAATACTTGACAGTTGGCTTTCTCTACATAATCCAGATTTCAGCCAGCAGACAACAGTATCAACTGCTATGGCTCGCGACTGGGCTAAGATCAATGTTCAAATAAGATATACAGGTCGGCTTAACTCTGCATTAAGCAGACTTTACGCAGAGGCTTGGGTATTAGGTAAAGACATTACCGATTATGAACTAGCCCGAGCAATAGGACTAACTAAGGCTGCTCCAAGCAAACAGGATTTATCTCGCGCTCTTAAAATGAATTGGTCTAAATGGCGAGCAGGTAATCGTGCTGCTGCTAATCTAGTCAATCCGCCAAACGGTCTTAAAAGGCTATTAGACGAACGCGGAGTAAAGATACAAGGGATTACCAACACCACACTAAACCGTATCGGCACAGCACTCGCTGAGGGCTTATTAAGAGGTGCTACGAGGAAAGATATCGCTGACGATTTATCATACATAATTGGCGACGACGAAAGAGCATTGAGTATTGCTGGAACAGAAATGAGTTCAGCAGTAGTTCAGGCAAGTAAAGAACTTTATGCCGAAAGCGGTGTAGAGCAAATTGAATATCTAGTTGCAGACCCTTGTGACGATTGTTTCGAGAATGAAAATGCTTCACCTATTGATATAGGCGATCAATGGCCAAATGGCGACCCACCAGTTCACCCTAATTGTATGTGCGATATTGCGCCTTATGTCGTGGATACTGGACTGTGGGAATATGTTTACGGCGACCAAACAGAGTAAAGGATAACCATGAATAACCTAACTAATGTCTATGCTGGCATTATCAAGTACGATAAGAACGACGACGGCACATTAACCGTCTATGGTAAAGCAACAGATGATTCATTAGACATAGATCAACAAATCTGTGACCCTGCTTGGTTAGATACCGCTATGCCACAATGGTTTATGTCAGGTGGCAATATCCGCGAACAACACAGCAATATTGCTGCTGGAGTAGCGAAAGAATATGAAGCAAAGCCAGACGGACACTACATCAGCGCTCTTGTAGTTGATCCTGTATCTGTTAAGAAGGTTGAAAATAGAGTGCTAAGAGGATTCAGCATCGGAATTAAATCTCCGCGTGTTGTAATGGATAAGAAAGCAGCCAATGGCCGTATCATTGATGGTCAGATTGTTGAAGTTAGTTTAGTTGATAGACCTGCTAATCCTAACTGCCAACTTGTGCTTGCTAAATCAATAAACGGAGAAAAATCACTAACGAAAGTAGAGGAACTGGTGGAAACTACCATAGAGAAAGACGCATTAGAAGGAACACCTATGGACGGTGAAACTAAAGTAATTCCTTCTCGTGATGAAATGATTAGTCGTTACGCATCTGCTCGCAAGTCAGTAGATGATTTAATGATGGAATGTAAATCATATGGCTACGACGATATTGAAAAACAATACGGCGAAACAGCAGAACAAGAAAGTGTTGAGGGTCCAGCAGGTAGTGGAGCCGAACACGAACTTGGCGAGGCTGAAGCAAAGAAAGAATTAGTTGATCAAAATGATGATGTAACTATGGCTGCTGATGCACATAAGTGCTTACAATGTGGTTGCAATATTCCACAAGCAACACATGGATTAACGCAGGTTCCAACAGCCGACGGAACAGTAGGTTCTGAAATGGCTAATGTATCTACTGCTGTTATGGTGTCACCTGATGAAACACCATTACCTAAATCAACACAAACAATCGTTCCACCTTCAACTATTGAAGAAGTAGGAACAATTATCGAAGACGAAGATTCTGATGAGGAAACCTCAACAGATAAGCAACTGCTCGCTGATGTTAATTTAACTAACATCATTGAGAAAGCCGTAAAGAGTGCTATGAGTTCGGTAGAAGCCGAGGTCGCGTTATTGAAATCCGCAAAAGAGGCGGTAGAGAATAAAGCAACTGAATTGGAAACTGAATTAGCAACGGCAAAATCTCTCGCAATAGGTGGAGGTCCAAAACGGACAACCATAGCGACAGGTGCTAATAAAACAAACGAGTGGAAAGCCAAAGCGGATTTATATTACGCAAAAGCCTCCGCTACAACCGATCAGATTCTTGCTAAAGGATTCCGTGATATGGCGAAAGATTTCTTAGCCAAAGCGGAACCATCAGCAGAATCTAAATAACTCTTTACAGGAGAAATAACTAAATGGAAAACTTAAAAGTTCAGGACTTGTTTAACGAGTCCAACCCTAAAGTTGCCGCAGAGCGCCATGAAGAATATCTAGGTGAATTAAGCAAGTCGCTTTCATCACCTCGTCCATTCGTCAATGGTGAATTAGGACAAGATGCAACAAAGCAGTTAGAATCACTTGCACTAAGCAAGTCACTAACTCCTGATGCACTTTCTTCTCTTAATACTGCTCTTGCTGCGCAACGCGGTGCTAATGCTGATATCGCAAAAGAAATCACATTAACTAATCCGTTATCAACATCATTTGCTGCCTTTGATTTAGAGGCACCAGCAAAGATGCTAACACCTCGCCCAACACCACTTCGTAACAGAATTCCTCGTAAAAAGGGAATTGGTACATCTCGTCGCGTCAAGAGAATTCTTGGCTACACAGGTACTGGAACTGGCGGAGTTGGTAATCAATGGCCAGGAGTTACAGAAACAACACAAAATAACTTCGCTCCGGGATCAAACACTGCGTTGAACCTAATTCGCGGTCCTCAGATTGCTTACGCTGCT